ATGGGGATTTGGTTCGGTAGCTGCTGCAAGAAATTTTGCTAACAGACACAAAAAATCATAGGAGAGAAATGAGTACAGTAAACAAAGCAGGTAACTATACAAAGCCTGGTCTAAGAAAAAGATTATTTAATCAAATCAAATCATCAGCAACACATGGAACTAAAGCTGGACAATGGTCAGCTAGAAAAGCTCAATTACTTGCTAAGAAATATAAAGCTGCTGGTGGTGGATATAAATAATGGCTCTTGCTAAATCTCAAAGAAGTTTAAAAGCTTGGGGTAAACAAAAATGGAGAACTAAGTCTGGTAAGAAATCTTCTGAAACAGGAGAAAGATATTTACCAGAAAAAGCTATTAAATCTTTGAGTGCATCTGAATATGCAAGAACAACTGCTGCCAAAAGAAAAGGCAAAGCTTCTGGAAAACAATTTGTTAAACAACCCAAAAGCATTGCTGCCAAAGTAAAAAGATTTAGATAATGAATTATATATGTAAAATATGGAGGGATGATGCCCTCAAAAAAGAAATATTGTTTTCTGCCGACAATGATGTTATAGCTATGCAGAAATGTAGTGCTGCTATCCCAGACGGATGTAGAGCCACATATTATGAAATAACAGAGGAGGAAAAACAATGCCTTATGGAAAAGGAACCTACGGTTCAAAACGAGGAAGACCTGCAAGTAAAAGCAGTGGAATGACAGCAAAGCAAAAAACTTTACCTACAGCTTTGAAGAAAAAAATAATGGCAGCCAAAAAGAAAAAATAGTGGCTACCAAAGAAGAAAAAATTTGGATGGACAAAGTTTCTCAATTGGGATGCTTTGTCTGCCAAAGACCAGCAACATTACATCATATAAGAAACAATGGTTCTGGTAATGTAGGTATGGGTATGAGAAGCTCACACTTTGAAGTAATTCCATTATGCCATGAACATCATCAAGGTAACACTGGTATACATATGGATAAAAAAAATTTTGAAAATAAATATGGTACTGAAAAGGAGATATTAGATATTGTACGAGAAAGAGTTATTGAACAGGATAAACTTAGCAGCATTGAATTTTAATAAAACTAAGTTAGAAAAATATAAAATAGAATGGTATAAATTAATAAATGAGTTTTCTAAACAATTTAAGTTTAAAGGATAGAAGAAGATTAAGAACAATAGTTAAAAAAACACATCTTAAACATTATCCAACACATATGATTACTGACTATGAAGCTGATAAATTAGTAGAAGCTTTTGGAGAAGAAACTATCTACAAAATGCTAAAAGCAAATGTAGGTACAAATGTCGATTAACTTTAATTACAAACCTGAAGGACAAACTCTAAAAACATTTATGAAGTCTGACGACTTCTTTAGAGGTTTAAGAGGGCCAGTTGGATCTGGTAAATCTGTATCTTGTTGCATAGAAATATTTAGACGAGCTTTACTTCAAAATAAAAATGCACAAGGAGTTCGTAAATCAAGATGGGCAGTAATAAGAAATACTAACCCACAATTAAAAACAACAACAATTAAAACTTGGTTAGATTGGTTTCCTGAAGATACTTGGGGAAACTTTGCTTGGTCAGTACCTTATACTCATAAAATACAAAGAGGTGATATAGACTTAGAAGTTATATTCTTAGCTTTGGATAGACCAGAAGATGTTAAGAAACTATTATCTCTTGAGCTTACAGGTGTATGGGTAAATGAAGCTAGAGAAATACCTAAGTCTATTATAGATGCTTGTACTATGAGGGTAGGTCGTTATCCTTCCATGAGAGATGGTGGTGCTACATGGTATGGAGTTATTGCAGATACTAATGCACCAGAAGAAGATCATTGGTGGCCTATAATGGCAGGTGATGTACCTGTACCAGATCATATATCTCGTGATGAAGCTTTAATGTTAATTAAACCAGACAATTGGAGTTTTCATACACAACCACCTGCTTTGGTAGAAAAGAAAAACAAAGAAGGATTTACAGAAGAATATATACCAAACGACAATGCAGAAAATAAAAAAAATTTAACACCTAAGTATTATCCTAATATTATTAGAGGTAAAACAAAAGGTTGGATAGATGTTTATGTTTTAAATAAACTAGGATCTATAGAAGAAGGTAAACCTGTATATCCAAACTTTAAACAAGAAATACACATATCTACAGAAACTTTAAAAGCTAATATAAACCAAACTTTGTTTATTGGTATAGACTTTGGTTTAACACCTGCTGCTGTCTTTGGTCAAAAGACTGCGTTAGGTAGATGGAATATATTAAATGAGCTTGTATGTTTTGATATGGGTGTTATGAGATTTTCAGAATTACTTAGAGGTGAGATAGCTAAATCATATGGTAACTTTGATGTACAAATATTTGGAGATCCTGCTGGAGATTTTAGATCACAAACAGATGAGAGAACACCTTTTTCTATTATGAGAAACTATGGATTAAAAGCTATACCTGCACCATCTAATGATGTTGCTCTTAGAATAGAATCTGTAGATACAGCATTACAAAGACTTATAGATGGTAAAGCAGGATTTATGATAGATCCACAATGTTTAAATTTAAAAAAAGGATTTAATGGTGGTTATCATTATAGAAGATTACAAACTTCTGGAGATCGTTATGATGAGAAGCCATACAAAAATAGATACTCTCACGTTCACGATGCTTTACAATATTTAATGATGGGTGCTGGAGAAGGTAGAACATTACTTGCAGGTAGATCTCAATCTCAACCAACTGTTGCTAAAAAAGAATGGGATGTATTCTCTGGACAAAAAACAAAAAAACGAAAAGTATGGGATCTATTCAAGAGGAATGGTTAGTCTACTTTCATAGTAGAGGAACTCAAAGATATGCTAAATGGATATGGTGGTGGAAGCCTCCACATGGGTTTAATCATTGTGGAGCTTTAAAATTCATACCAGATTTAGATGTTTGGGAACATGTAGAGTTTACTCATGCAGGTATTAAAACTAGCATTTTAAATAAACAAGAATCTAAAAATTTTTTAAATTACTTGTATGACTTTGAAGTATTAGTATGTCCAGTAAAAGATGATTGGCATTTATTTAGAATAAAAGAACTAAGCTGTGTATCATTTGTTATGAGATTAATAGGTTTTTACAGATGGTATATTATAACTCCATGGCAATTATATTGTGCGTTGCGAAAAGCAGGATATAAGAGATTTTGGAATAAATCAGGTTAAAAAAGGAATTTTTCTATGAGTGGTGATCCAGGTGGAAATAAGGGCCCAGATACTGGCCCAGCAGGAATGACAGGAACTGTCACTAAACAAGGTAAAACATATAAAACCTATGGAACTAAAAAAGATGCTGAAAAAGCTAATCTGCAAAATTTTCAACAAAGTAGAATTAACAAAGTAAAAGAATCAAAAGTAATTGGAACTGTAGGAGCACTAAAAGGTGCTTTTGCATATGGAGCTGGTGTTACTTCTAAATTTTTTACAGATAAAGTTTTAACATCAAGTAAAGCTAAAAAAAATATTGGTTACACTCAATCTGAATTTGCTGCATTAACAAAATCACAACAAGATAAAGTTTATTCTGATTATATGTCAAAAAGAATGGCAGGACAAACTGATGCTTATGGTAATTTACAAGCAGGATATAGACAAGAAACAATTAAAGTAAGTAAACCTGATGGAACATTTACAACTAAAACAGTAATTATGGGTGGAAAAGACGAGGGTGGGAAAAGTAAAACACAACAGCAAATAGAAGCTGAGAATGTTGCAGCACAAAAAGCTGCACAAGCAGAAGCAGACCAAGCTGCAGCAGAACAAGCTGATGCTTATAAGAAAAAAAGATTATCAATAACATCATCTAGGTCTTTGTTTGCTAGACCTGGAGGTAGAGGATTTTTCTATTAATGGACTACTTAGATAACTCAGAAATAAATTACGGTACAGAAGATAAAGCTTCTGAAATAATAAAAAAATTTAAAGAAGCACAATCTATTAAAGATTATTGGAAAGATAAATTTGAAGAAGCATATGAATACTGTCTTCCAAATAGAGAA